CCATAAGTATATGGTGGTGCAAGTTCTAATGTGACTAAAATTGGTGATGTAACACCAGCAGGACAAGAACCATTTACTGAAGTCGCTCTAAAATACATATTTGTTTGAGCAACATTTAGTTGTAATGTGTATGGCATAATAGGATTTGTAATTGATCCGTCAACTGTACTAAAATTATTAAAAGACCATTCTAATAATGTTACACTACCTCCATTTCCCACAATTGAGAATGTAACAGCATCATTTACAACGGTAGATGTTTTGTTAGAAGAAAGTGTTCCTGCGGTTGTTGGTGTCGTACAGGGTGTTGTAATACACACTGTAAAAGTACCCCTTGACCCAACAGTGGATGCGTAACTATGAATTCTTATGTAGTAAGTAACACCAATACTTAAACTATTAACTGTTGTGGTTTCTACACTAGAACCTGCTGTAGCATCAATACAAGCTAGTGATGAAAGTCCACCACAATTACCACCATACACTTGAAAAACAACATCAGCCATAGTACCTGGTGTGACAGTAATAACATGTGAAGTATTTGTTGCAACAAAAGAAAACCAAACATCATCATCAGCACCTGTACCGGCACATGCCGCTGATGATTGTGTTGCACCAACACTACTAGCGGAAGTTGTTGAGGTACAAGTTGAAGAACTGTTTACTGTAACAGATGTTGCGTTTGAACAATCATTATTAGTTGGTGGGCTTATGGATGCGGTAGAGGCAACCCAAGAACTTGTAGTTCCACCACAATTACTTTGCACATAAAGAATATAGGACGTTTGTTGGGTTAAACTACTCGCGGTCGTGGTTGTTGTACCGACTATTCCAGATGCCGCAAGTCCGGTAGATCCGCTACCGCCAGCACCTGACGACCTTAATTCCCAATTATAACCATTGCTTGGTGTTGGTGATGGTGCCGTCCAAGAAAGATTTGCAGTTGATGATGAAGTGTATGATATTGTTGGTAATGTAGGGCCTATACAAGACTGTACAGTCCAAATAAATATTAACCCTGTTGAAGGGACACATCCACTACGAAACCTTACGTTGTGAGCGTTAGATGTTCCAGCGGTTGTACCATTTGGTGCCCCCCAATTTGGTGTTGCATCCGGTATAGAAGTTGTTAATCTTCTGTTATTGTAGTCTGTATTTGTGGAACCTCTTAAACCAACCATTGGTTGATAAGTTGTACTTGTTGTAATTGTCGTCATATTACCATACACAACACTTATTTGACCATTTGATTTGTTTACTCTAATTTGAAATGAAAATCTTTCTGAACTACTTTGTAAATATCTTGCAGCATTTTGCCATTGAAACACCACTTCAGTACCTACATCCTCCCATCTTCTTTCATATACTTGTGACGCAATTGCCGTACTTCTTAAATCCATACCCATACCTGCAATAACACCTACTGCAGTACCTGTTGATGATATTGGTCCCGTTACACCGTTTCCTGTTGTTGTTGTTCCTGGGTTTAAAAACAAAGCACCATCTGCTGCCATATTAACAGATGTAATTGTTGTATTATTAAACTGAAATTGTGATCCGGACGGTATTGTAAAATAACTACCATCAGTATCATAAGTGATGGCACCGCCAGTTGTTGTTACTAATTGAGTACCACCAACAATTGCCGTATATGTACCGGTTGTCTCAGAAAATGAATAAAGACTTGATACTTGTGTAAAACCCAAAAAAGAAATTAAAGTAAATAATAAGATTAAAAAACTTTTCATAATTAAGTATTTTTTCTTAATAAATAGTTTCAAAAGTCATAATAACAAGGTTAATTTTGTGTCAAATGAACATTTACCGTAATAAAATTATTATATAGCAAAAAAGGAGACAATTTCTCGTCTCCTTTCTCTTATTCGGTTAAGATATACTATCTTAATTCTCTCAAGTCGAATGTTCTAACTCCATCAACAGTAATACGTCCGTAAAAGCGGTTATTTACCATTTTTTTCGCATATCTGGTCATAATACCTTTGATAGGTGTGAAGTTGAATGGGTTATACATTGTAGGTGTTAATTGTAGAGGTACATACGGAGCGTAAACATATCCTGTGTCTAACAAAGACGAACCTTTGTGTCCGATAAGGATTTGGTTAGCTGGGAAGTATGGATCTCTATATACTTGGTATCTTCCTGAAAGTGTACCAACTCTTTCAATACCCATGTTGTATTGATCTTGCTCAGGAGAAGCATTTGATACGTGGAAGTACTCAAGGTCATCAAAGATTGCAGAAATCTCAGAAGAAACAACAATCCAGTTAGCTCCACCTCTTAAAGTAGATTTGTGGATTTGTGCCGATACTTGGTTGATTGCTGTAATCAAAGTTTGATTCCAATCTTTTTGAGTGTATTGAGTTAATGGGTTTGAAGAAGTTCCTCTTTTCCATCCATTATAATCCCATCTTAAAGTCCATGCCGCACCTTTTCTAAGGTCTCTCAAGATTTCTCTATCGATTTCTGCCGCCACTTGCTCAGACAATAAAGCCGTTAATTCAGCTTCAGCGTCGATGTTATGGAATGCAGAAACGTCTTGTGCTAATTCAGGTGACCATTGTGCTCTTAGTTTTCTTTCTGTAACAGATACAGTAACTGACTCAAGGTCAAAAGAAACTTCACCAATTTTATCTTCAAATTCCAATTCTTGGTAAACTCTGAAAGTACAAGTAAACTGAGAACCTGCAACTGTAGTACCTGCAACTGTAGTAGTTAAACCTGAGTAACCATCTAATGAGTTTGCCCCAATTGAACAAGGAACTTGTAAATCAACTTCTAAATAGATTAAACCTGTAGCATCACATAAGTTATCATATGAACCACCATTTCCAGGATATGAACCACTATAGAAAGTTGTTGATTGTTGTGAACCGTATTGTACAATACCTTTACCATATTTTTGAGTAACAACTCTAAATAATAAATCCCCTGAACCTACTCCTGAAAATGCACCTGTAGAAACAGCATTAACTCTTAAATCAGATAAAAATGATTCATTATCCATTTCTTGACCATCAGGTCCGATTAATTTTCCAGCACCTGCTGAAGAAAATCCTGACATAACGATTAATGCTTTTCTATATTCACCCACAGCATATACTGACGGTACTAATTCACCATTAGACCAAGATACTGTAGTAGCATTTTTAGTGATTGCAGAAAACGCACCTTTTGAATAGTCAAAAAGACCTGCAGGATCCAAACCTGGTTCAGTTCCTTCATAAAATCTATCATAAAGGTTTTTACCTGAGTTATATCCAGCCGCAGATTGTGCAGGTGTTGGTCCACCGTCAGAACCGATAGGTCCATAATGAATTCCTCCTGTAGCACTCTCAACTTGGTAAGATTGGATTTTAGGTACAAAGTAGAACAATTTACCAATAGGTAAGTTCATTGCTTGTACAGATACTAAATCGTTTGCTAACAATTTAGAGAATACACGTCTAACGATAGGAAATACTACAGTTTCAAATGAACCTGAACTGTCAGTAGATGCTGCTTCGTTAATTAGGTGAGACGCTTGGTTTTCATATAATTGTGCCATGTTCTCTTTAACGTGTCCTTTAAGACCGTCTAGGAATCCTAATCTATCCCATTTGTTAATTGTATCTTCTTTGATAACTTTCAAGTGCTTAAGACCGATGTTACCAACAAGACCTGATTCTAATAATGCTCCCATTTTTAAATTTTTAATCTGAGTTTATTTTTATTTTATGTATATAAATATACAGTAATTTTAAAAAGTTTATTTTTATTTAATTTTTGTCATCAAATCCTTCATTCTTACAAATTGGGGATTCTCATAAGTTTTACTTTCAATAAGATTAGTTGCGGAACCCGACTGTGGTGTTTTAATTACTTTTCTCTGAATAGATTCAGTAACCACAGGTTGAGTACCTTTGCCGTCTAATTCTTTTTTGATTGATTGATAAAGATTTTTTGATTCTTTTAATGATTCAACTGAATCAAATCTTCTAAGAATATTAATCTTTTCTTGTTTTGTTGTTGAGTGTTCTGTGAACAGACGTGTAGAATAAGCCAAATTAGAATTAAATACCGCAACTTCATTAAGTTTTGTTCTGAAAAAATCTAAAGCTTTTTTATATTCTTCATTTTTTTCTCTTAATAAATTTACTTCTTTATTAACTGATTCAACTTCTAAGTGTCTTGGTGCGGTTCTTAGTTTTGGTAAACCTTTTCTACCCCACTTTCTACCGTTTCCAAGTGTTCTTGACGCTTCAGTTGTTTCTGGAGTGTCGATCATACCTTCGTTTTCTTCTTCCTTAGACCATCCTTCAAACTCTTCCTCTTCCATGTCTACTTCAGTAACTCCATGTTTAATTGAAGGGTATTTGAATTTAGGACCTTTACCTGTCATTCCTCTACCTCCTGATTTTTTATCTTCATTAAAACCTTTATTGTTAACAGACATTTTTGAAAAACCATTACCTGGTTTACCAAATCCAATACCTTTAGCTTTAAAAGATTCTAATACAGACTCAAGAGCTTCTTGGTCGATCTCGTAAACGTTTTCTTCCATACCGTATTCTTCATCCATGTCGTACATTTCTTCCATACCGTATTCTTCATCAACCTCAAAAAAATCTGGAGTCACTTCTTCAAACTCATCATCAAACTGTTCATTCAAATATCTCGAATTATTCGATGATCTTCTATATCTATTTTCCATCATAGTTTCTGGATTTTCGGTGTCACCATCCATTTGTATTAAATATTCAGTTTCGTTTTTTGGATCTGAAAGATGTATACCTTTTTCGTCTTTTTTAACGATAATACCATCTTCGTCACCCATTAGTTTAAAAACTTTGATCACATCACTCATAGGTGATTGCGTCATATCTAATGGTGGTAATTCACTTCCTTGATTATCACCCATTTGTGGTTCCATTGGTAATCCTTCGTTATCAGATTCTACTTCCGTTTCATCATCAACAATTTCTTCACCCTCGACTTCACCATCAACAGGTTCTTCTACGTCTACTTCTACTTCGTCTTCTACACCAACTTCTTGGTCTTGTTCTTCTTGTTCACGTAGTTTTCTTTTTTTTGAACCCCCAAGAGATTCCCTTACTAATTCACTGATTTCTTCCTTCATTGTAGAAGCAAGTATTCCTTTTGCATTTTCACTGATAGCATTTTCAACCGCCTTTATTTGTAATAATGCGTCTTCTACTACCGATTTTTGATTCATACTCATTTTTTTATATAATGTGTTATGCGTTTATTTCTAATATAAATATGTTGTTTTTCAAAAAAAGATATTATTTAAAATAAAAAATGATATAAAACAAAAAAAGGAATACCTTTCGATATTCCTTTTTAAAATAAAAATAATACAAATTATTCTATCACCTCATCAATTTTACTTTCAACGATTGCGGTTATTCTCCAATCCATTGTATAAGTTTCATAGGCTTTAGTGACTTTAGCTTCTACGTCTGTTGGCGAAAAAGCTTTAACTAATTTCTCTTCTTTAATTTTTTTTACTTTACCTGTGTTTTCATCAACCATGTCGGTCGTAACTCTTGCAACAAAATACTTTTCATCCATAACTTAATTTTTTTATTTATCCAAATAATCGGATAATCTTTTCATTAAGTCAATAGATTTACCGAGAGGATTACTTTCAACCCCCTGACTTTCTGCCAAATTTTCTTCATATTTTGGTCTATCTTCTTTATTTAAGTAAAGATATGCACCTGGTGTTGAAGGAGAAGATACTAAATCAAAACATATTAATTCAAAATCGTCCTGAACTTCATTCTGTTCTCCTTTTTTTACTAATGACCCAACACCACGAGAAGACACCCCCATAGTTACCCCTTGTCTCATCATATTCGCAGCAACATCTCCTTTAGAAGAAACAATACCTCTTTCATGAAAACCTGGCGTTGTAAGTAATTTAATTTTTCCCATTAATACGTTATCTTCCCACCATACATCTGTAATCAAATGAGCAACTCTATCTAAATCAATTAAAGAAGATTCGGGGTGATTAAGTTCAGAAATTGACATACCTTTATTAATCATTTCCTTATATCTTTCCGATTCTCTTTTTAATATTTTTTCAGGATAAATTCTTCCGTTTCTATTTGGAACTCCATATTTTTGAAGAGTGGCATAAAATACAAATGGTTTAGAATGATCTATTTGTCCATAGGATTCTTTTATTACGTTACTATTTCTATATTCATTTGGATTTATTATTCCCGCATCCCATTCCACAAGAATACCTTTACCTGTATCGTTTGGTCCTAATATTTTCATAATACTTTTTTATGATAAATATTATGTAGTTTTGGTTTCTTTGATTTTTGTTTTACTTAATGTAAAATACTTTGATTTTTTTAAATCATCAAAATAAACTGAGGTTATAATATTTTTAATTTTAGATCTTAAAATTAATGATTTAAAATCAATAGTTTTATCGTGTACAAATAACGTAATTTCTAAATTTAAAAAACTTTTTTTATCTTTTTGTATCCCACTTGTCCTTAAATCTAAATCAACTATTTGTTTTCTTTCAAACGTATGTAAATCAACAAATTCTAATAAAGTGTGTAATATTTGACGTTTTATGGTTCCAATAATTTTATTCCAATTGTCATATTCGTTTAATGGCTCAATCCAAGTTTGTAAAACTAAATAGATTGATTTTAATTCTTTTGAGTCGACAGTACCATAGTAACATTTTGCATCATCAAAAACATTTAATTTTGA